GAACTTTGGGGAACTTTGGGGAGGAGGGTACTCGCTCTCCTGGTCCTTATAGTGCGGCCGCTGGTGCTTCAGGAAGTTCACGCACTGGATTACCTCGACCGATCCAACCGGATAAAGGACGATCAGCCCGGCGTCGTGGAGGTCGTGAACCCACTGCGCGACGTCTTCCACGGTCGCCGGATCGAAGCCAAAGGCGTACTTTTTGAGCCGCGTCGGGCGGTACTCCAGGCGGCCTTCTTTGTCCGCCAGCGTCCACATGGCGATCCACAGAAGGCGCTGCGGATAGCCGACTTTTGCCGGGTCGTCGCTCTCGAAGAATCCCGGCTTGATGTTACGGGCGCGTGCCATAGCCGCACCCCTGTTCTCGCTTCATCTGCTCCCTCTTTCTCGGCCGCGTCGGCATAGCGGCCCCGTTTACTTCGCCCGCATCAGCCGTTTCAGCACGGCCGACTGATTCCTGCCCGCCCGCCCATCGCTAGGCGTCTTCGCTATCACGTAGCGCCGTCCGTTAGGCAAGCGCCACACCTGGTGATTCTTTTGGCGCACCAGCACGGCGCCGGCGCGCTTGAGTTGGTCGAGGATGGTCATGGCGTGGCCCGCCATATCCGGATCGCGGCGCCGCTCGTAATTGAGCCCGGTGGCATCTCATCGGCGTACCGCTTGCATGTGGTCACATACTCCACCACCCGCGCATCGTCCGCCCAGGCCCCTCCCGTGGTCAGCGCGTCTTCTGTTGACCGGATGAGCTTTGATAGATCCGGCTTGCGGTCATGCAGCGCCGTGCGCTTGCGAGACTTCGGCCGCGGAAAAATGAACACCATCTGGCACCGCACAGGCCCATCAATCGGCGGCCGTCCCGCCATGGCTTCCCGCGCAGCCCACGCCACGGAATCCCGCCACGGCTTCACCTTCTTACTGGATTCGATCATGCGCCCGTCGCCTACGTGCCGCTTCGAGCCTTGCGGCCCTGGCACGCCAAGGACGACGAGTTCGACGTCGGGCGGCCTCATGGCCTCTCACCGCGTGGATATCGAATGGTTTTTCTGGCCTCATCGTCCTGCATAAACATCTCCTCCCATGTCCAATCAGCCTGCACGTGGCTCCGCTGCCTCACCGCAATCGCTCCATCTGCCTTGTGCCCAAGTCGCCGCATGGAATTTGGCAAATATGGCTTCAGTGGCTCATCGGCGTATTGGTGGAAATCCCTCATCCCTCCACCGCCGCCAACACCGCCAGCATCACGGCCTCGAACCACTCCCGCGCGTTACCCTCGGCTGCGTCTTTGGTGATCGGGTGCCGCAGCCGCACGCAGAACGTATGGCTCGCCCCCGTCCAGAAGCCTTCGACGCGCCACCCGTCCATCTGTATCGCCGCCAGCACCTCGCCCGCGTCAGTATGTGGCCAGTCTGGAACCATTCCGCCATCGACGCGGACCAGTCGCCCGCGGAACTCGAATACCTGCCACTCCATCACGCGCTCGGCGATGGTGCGGGATTCAGCTAGGGTCCATGGGCGGGTCATTTTGCGGCCTCCTGCGATAACAGGCACTCTTCCATAAGCCAATCGCACAGGCCATCCCAGGCGCCGGGGTGCCTGTCTTTTCGCCAGCGTTTCGCGGCTTCGCGCTGCTGCTTGATCGTGTACCGCGCCGCCGCTTCTCGCTGTTCGCGCTGGGCGGTGGCGATAGGGTTGTCAGTCGATGGCATCGAATAGCCCTCCTTGAGCGCCGGCATATGCCTCCGCGCTTTCCAGGTGTTTAATCGCCGTTGAAAAGTAACCCGGCTTCAGCTCAATCCCGATGAACTTGCGGCCTTCGTCCAGCGCAACAAACCCCTCCGAGCCAACACCGGCGAACGGCGATAGCACGACGTCGCCCGGCGAGGACCACAGTTCCAGGCACCGGCGAATCAACCCGAGCTGCAGCGGGCAGATGTGCTTCTCGTCCTTTTCGTCGCGGGCGATGCGAAAGTTCAGCACGTCCGTCTGGTCGATGTCCCACCACACCGGCTCCGCGTACCGCCGCCAAATCTCCACGCTTGTCCGCCCGTCGCGGCCTTTGCGGGCGTATTTCGAAGGGTGCTGGTCGGTTTCGCGCGGATCTTGCGCCGCGTCGCCGATATACCGCTCGAACCCAGTCGGCCGCTCAATCGGCTTCGTGCTGAGATTGTCACCTGGGGGCGTCTTGCGAAAGGCCAGCACGTAGTCAGCCATTCCCTGCCGGATCTGCGAAGAATCACGCATGACGGTTTTATGGAGGAGCCCGTTGTTATTGGTCCGTTCCCGCTCCGTCACCGGGCACTTCCACACCGTCACCCGGCTATGGAACGCCCACCCGGCGCGCTCCATGGCGGCGATACACTGGCCTGGGAAGTCGCGTAGGCCGCTGGCGCCGTCACTATTCCGATACGTCGGCAGGTCCTTAACGTGCATCACGCACAACCGCCCAGTCGTCGTCACGCGAAGTAGTTCAGGCGCAAGGAATCCGAAGTGCGCAAAGAACTCCTCATCGCTCGCGCAGTTGCCCATATCGGCCTCGGAGTCAGAGTACATGTACAGGCTGGAAAACGGCGGCGAAAACACCGTCAGGTCTACCGACTCATCGGGAATGCCCTTGATGACTTCGCAGCAGTCGCCGTTGTAGAGCGCCCAGTTGCGGCCGTGCCGCTCGTCTAAAATCACGTTCATTAGATCCACCTCGGAAGATTCATTTGCTTTGTGCCGACGGCCGATGCAAGCTGGCGCCGCCCGGTACCGTTTTGAATTGCCGCCATCGCGTGAACCATGGCCGCTTTCATTTCTTCGTGCTTCTTTTGCTTTTCGCGGATCGTTTTGAGGACGGGGCCTTCCGTCTCCGCGATGACCATGTAGGCGTCAACCGGCCGAGTTTGACCGAACCGCCAGGACCGGCGCACGGCCTGATAGAACTGTTCGTAGGAGTAGGACAGCCCGCAAAAGATGTGACGGTTGCAGTGCTGCCAGTTCATGCCGAAACCCGCGATTGATGGCTTCGTGACGATGCGCTGGAACGCGCCGTTTGTGAATCCCAGTAGCTTCTCCTCTTTCGCCTCCGTCCGCTCGTCGCCGCGCACTTCGATGGCTCCGTCGATCACGCGCATCAGTTCGTCGGCCTCGTAGTTGGTGTTGCACCAGATACACCACGGCTCTTTCGAGTCGCCGATGATCTCGGCAACGCGCGCGGCCCGCGCCGGCGCCGTCAGCCGCATCTCCCGATGCAGTCCCGTCGCCGATACGTCCGCCACCCGGAACAGTTGGCCGTTGGCGTTGATGGATTGATCGACGGCTACAATCTCCTCATGAATGCGCAACTCGGGCATATTCCAGCCGTCGTCAGAAAACCCAAGGTCTGACGGCTTTTCCATGCACACTGACCACGACGCCACCCACCGCCAGTAGTCAGCTTCGGCGTGGCCTTTCAGCCGGTAGCCGCCCGCCTTCATGGTGTCGTTCAGGAACCATCGCATAAGCATTTGCCCGCCGCTCATGATGTCGAGAAACTCCGAGTGGTTGCCTAGCTCCATGTGATCGTTTGGCGACGGCGTAGCCGAGCAACACAGCTTGTAGGGCGTGCTCGCAAACGAGTCTTGCAGTAGCCGCCTGGTCGCACCGGTGAAGTTCTTTAGGATGCTCGACTCGTCCAGTACGATGGCGTCGAAGCGGCCCGCGTCGAAATGCTTCAGCATGTCGTAGTTGGCGACGTTCACACCCGTCCGCACGTCCTTCTGACTTCGGCACTGCGTGATCTCAACGCCAAACTTCGCGCCCTCTGCCACGGTCTGCGCGGTCACCGCCAACGGTGCCAGTATCAGCGCATCGCCGCCCGTATGCTGGCAGACCTGCCGCGCCCATTCCGCCTGCATGGCGGTCTTGCCGCTCCCGCACTCCGTAAAGAGTGCGAACTTACCAACGTTCAGAGCCCGCGTGATGCTCTGCTTTTGGAAGCCGAAAAGTTTGCTGTTCAGGTCAAACTCTCCGGGAATGCCGGATGGTTGCGGCTGAACGTGCTTGCCGTCAAGAAACGCCCGGTAGCCGCTCACACCCGCCCCCCATCCAACGTAGCCCAGCGCGCCACCGAATTACCCACGTCCTCCAGCGTTGCCCATTCACAATCAGGCCCCCCGCGCAATCCCTTGTACGCCGCGCCCGCGTTACGCACCGGCCGCGGCGCATCCACCGGTCCGCGAGTAGCCTCGCGCATCTCGCGCTCTGACCGGCGCTTTTCCATCATCGCTTCAGTACCTCGGCGGGCACCTTCAGCGCGTCTCTTTGCCACGCATGCAGCACAGCGGGTGGCTGTGGTCAGGCCACTTATAAACGCACTGCAATCCTCGCAGTTACGCTCGGACGGCGTCGCTTCTTTTTTTGCATCTAAGTACTCTCGCCGCGCCTGCTGGCCGCATGGACGGCAGGCGTTGTGGCTTACCTTGTACATATCCTCCCGTGAATACACGGGCTGTTTGCATCGCGGGCATGGGTCGCCCGGCTTCCATGGTATTCGTGGCATTTCTCTCCTCTTTCGTTCAGGCCGTCGGCATTGACCTGGTTGTTAAAATTTCCAGTCAATCATTTTGGCTTCGGCCGCGGCGATTGCCAGCGCATCGCTCCCGTAATCCTCGTGTAGCCAATTCCCGGCCCAAACGACATACCACCGGTGGCCGTCATAAACGACGCTCCAATCAGCGTTGAAACGCCAAGTTTTCGCGTCGCTTCTGCTCCAACCCCACTTCATTCGCTGCCTTCGTTCTTTATCGCGTCCCGCTCATCGGCCTCATACTGCGCGCCTTCCACCGCCCAGCGCTTGCGCTCCGCCCGCGGCGCCGTCGGGTATTCGTCGGCGTAGACTCGCTCAAGTTCGGCGATGCGGGCGAGGGCCGGCGGTTGGCGGGTCATGCCCCCACCTCCACAACCCAGCCCCAGCGCCCGCCGCGCTGCTCGACGGTGATGGCGGAGATCATAAACACGCCCTCGACCACTTC